TTAATAATTCCATTATAAAAACTCCTCCCAGGGCATCATATTCATTACTCGTTGAATATCAGGATGGGCCGCTTTAGATGTACGAAGATTCTTAATATGTTTCCATTCAGCTGCATCGGCGGTTACTATGATTTCTGTCTTTAAAGCATTCGGAAGAACAGCACGAGCTTGTTGTGGTTTGAGATCTCTTCTAAGCATAAGATTATACATATTTTCACCTTGATTACAATGAGATTTAAATTCTTCTTTTATTCCTCTTTGCCAATCATCAAAATCAGCAGGCTCAATAAACTCCATATCCTTGCCAGCATAATTCACATATCTAGTTGATTCTTGTGCAAAACTACATGGACGATGCCGAACCAATTCGTGACTAACTCCGCGATCACAAATGAACTTAGCTGAGTAACGGTGGAGTTCTTTCGGGATTTCATCATGAGGACAGACTTGCCAACTGGAATGAATCGCTATCATACTTTGATCAAATAGCTTTCCATATGTTTTTACAAATGGAACAAGTACGTCAGCATACCTAATTTCCATTGATGTTTGTGCCCATGCTGTTAAATTACCACCTACATAAATATGATCTTTCCATATTTTAATATTAAAATATTTCCCTAATTGTTCTGACATCAATGCAATATATATTGGAGTAAATACATTATTGGCACGAACAACAAAGTTGCTATGCTCAACCATAGCTAAATGTTCTGCTTTGATTAACTTCCTCACAAACTTCTCAGCACTATCTTCAGTAATTTTATCCTCAGACTTATAACATGTTCTTCCTGCCATTTCAATAAATTTGAGTGCTGCATTATATTCAGTTGGAACTGCTCCGAAAAATCCTACTGATGGTTTGATTATCTTCATATTCTCTCCTTATAAAACTTATGCTTGCCAATAGTTACTGCAAGTCTTAACTTCTTTGCCCATCTAGGCTTAACATAAGTAGCATGATAATGTGTTATGTCTTTTCTTATTGGCAAGTTAATTGCATCAAGTACAGACTGTGTGCAAGAAAGTAACTCTTTTGGTTCGGAAATAAACAATGTGTCTGATGAAGTCCAGGAGAATTGATTCTCTTTAAGTATTACTTCTTTTATGCTCTTACCTGATTTTTCTGATCTGTTTAAAACTACTGCTGTAACATAGGCTTTTCCAAGTTCAGGCTCGCCACGACATTCGTGATAACAGTTAAGACTTAGCCAAAACAATGCAGTTAAAATTTCCATTAAGGTTTCTCCTTAACTTTTTGATGGTCTTCCAACACGCCGTTTTGTTACTGAATATTTGCCTCTATAGATATTATTTCTTGCAGTTTGTGTTTTAATGTTTTCTAATTCTGCAATTTCATCTGTACTTAAGTTACCCATATTAGTTGGATAAACTAAAACTTTTCTTGTAACAACCTTAGCAGGTCTTTCCTCTAAAAATTCTTTACCTGTAATTATTATTCGCATAGTCATCTCATGGATTAATTAAAATGAATAAACAAAATGCCCAAGTTAAAAATATAAGCATGACAAAAGAAAAGATCATCATTTTCATTCAGCATTATTCTCCTTTAAACTTAATAGGGCAAGGTTTAACTGGATTAAGTTTCATCAAGTCCTTTTTATATTCTAAGTAAATCCCAGTCCAGTATGGTATTTGTTCTTGCAAGTAAATCAGTAAATCAACTCCAGTACGTTTTTCACAGTGTCCATGGTGGCACTTGAAACTAATGTAGCCATTTGACTGAACAAAAACTGTAGCACGATCGTCTGTAGGATCAGAATGGTCAGCACTCCAAGGACAGCAAACATCATAATGACCTTCATTAAGAATGTTCTTGATTTCAAGTTTTTCCCATGCAGGATGTTGTGAAGCATAGTGATCTTCAAGAAAATCATATTCCTTTGAGTTGGTATACTTTGAACTTTTTGTCAGGTCAATGTCAAAAGAACTTGCAAGGTCTTGAATGCTTGTTTTAATTTCTGGCTGCCAAATTATCATTCTGCACTTGAAGATTTTTCCATTGTTTAGGGCAACCTTACTTTTTTTCGTATTATAGCCTTCTGGCAGCCTGACGTATCTAGTAACTCCCAGCATCCCTGAATCTATTCCATCAGGACAGATTTTACTAACCAAGCCAGCAAGAAGATTTTCAACAAATGATCGTTCTTTGCATGGCTCAGTTAGTATGAATCCCCATTGCTGCGAACCAGGGCTTGTTTCCAGAATCCAGCTCGGTGCAGGTTTATCAAGCATTAAGTCTAGTGGAATCTTTTCTCCAACGTCATCAACTACGATGCAGTGAGTTGACTTAAAAAGTTCCTTCCGACGCCTAGCTAAGTGCTCTTCTGTCTCATGAAATAAACTAATCGTGAAGTATTGATTTGCAAACTCTTTTAATTCTGTATTTACATAATGATTTCCTAACCATGCTCGTTTGCTTTCTTCTGTAAAGCCAACTCCAGGATCATGAAAGAAGTCAGTCACATGTGCCCAGATGAATTGTTCACCGAAGATTGCACTTAAAAATTCTTGATTAGATATATTCATATAAATTATTTAAATAATTTTATTCCGTAATATATTTATCATTTCATCTCTTGTGGGAACAATAATATTTTCTGATTTAATCGGCGAAGTTTCTAAAGAATCAATTCTCGCAGATAAATTTTGAATTTGTTCTTCAAGTTCTTTCTTTTCTTTGATTGCATTAAGTTCTCTCTCATTACCAACAAAAAGTGCTCTAGCTGTTCCAATATTTAAAGCATGTTGAAATTCTTCTAATGCAGAATCAATAGGCATATTATATGAAAAAGATCCATCTGTATATTGAATACTCATAATTGTTTCCTTTTTAGTTTTGTTGTTCACAAGTGAACGTAAAGTTTTACTTAACTACTCTTTAATGTATCCATTATCTTCTGCCCATGATTCAAGATCAGATACAGAAAATACATCTTCAGGTGATAGATGTGATGCTATCCATTCAATTGATTCTTCAAGAAGAGTATCTGGAATAATATCAACAATAAATTTTTTATCTTGTGCTCTTGATGTAACCATATTTATTCTCCTTTATTATCCTACAAGATGTTTATCATCATTCCATTCAAAAAGCAATATAAAGAATAATCCAAATAAGCTTGATGAGATATATAAATAACCATTATTTATATAAACCCATACAGAATTGTCAGCAATAACTCCTGCTTTCTCTTTAAATATTTTCATAAACTTTAACCAAAAATTATATAAAGAAAAATTCCTGCAGTAATACAAAGACAAATAAAAGCAGCTTCTAAGTAATAATCCTTTTCAATTGGATAGTCACATGAACCATAATATTCTTCTTTACTTCGAGATTTATTCGGAATGATTCCATGATTTCTAATCATACTTTTTTCTCCAAATTTTCAGGAATTTCTAAAGACTTTAAAAAATCTATAATTCTTTCTTCTGCTTTATAAAGTCTTTCAAGTTCATCTGCTGCTTGCAATCTTGCTCTGCGAATTTCAAGTTCATCGCCACAATATGGATTTCTAAGATAATGTATCATCATTTCTTTTCTCATATTAGTTCCTTAATCAAGAGTAATAATTCCAAGATCAATCAATGCAAAGAAGCATCTCTTGGTTGCTGATATATCGGCGAAGGCATCATGAGCTTTTTCGAAAGGTTCTTTAAACAATACCTCATGAAGTTCGATTAACTTGGGCCACTTCGGTTTATTTGCCTTGTTCTTTAATCCACAAAACTTAACTACTGCTTTGTCTTTCATCGTACAATAGCCTGGCAAGTCAAGATAAAATGCTGACCTTGCTTCATCAGACATTTTATCAATGTTTCTTTCCATCAACTGATTAACATACTTCCAATCAAAGTCAAAGTTATGACAAACCATCAAGTCAGCTTGACGAAGCATCAAGCCAAATTGTTCCGCAGCTTCAAGTTCGTGAATTCCTTCTGCATCTGCTCGTTCAGCAGAAATGCCATGCACTTCTTGTGCAAATGGATTCATTGACCTACCATTGGCTTTAATGATTGTATTCATCTTAGCAAAGTCTTCATTTTGATTCCCTAAGATCGCGCCGATTTGAACTGTCCAGGCTTGATTCGGATGATCAAAGGAAAGATCCTTCGTTATGAATCCTGATGTTTCAGTGTCAAAGAAAAGAATCTTAGTATCATCAGTTAGTTCGATTGTCTTATCTGCCATTTTAAAGCTCCTTAAAGTTTAGTTTTTTAATCTTCGTAAGAATCTTTTATTCTAAAATATAAATATGGTGCTTGTGTAAGTATAAGTACTATTCCTAAAAGAACTGATTTTTCTGCAATAATGTATCCATTTATAGGCATTATAATTATGCACATACTTAAAACATAAAACTTATTTTTAAATATTTTCATTTTCTTAGTTCCTTTATATTTTTAGGAATGTCAAATAAATGTGCTTTCCACATAGGCATTGTTTCACCATTAATAATTACTAAAGTTTCATCAGTAAAATTATAATGTGCAGGAATTGTTATAGTAATTATTTGTGTCTGTTCATTGATTTGAAATAATGGACCGCCGCCAGAAGTACCATCCATTATTAATATTTCTGTTGGTTTTTTAAGTAGCTTGCATGTATATGTGTAATTAAGTTTTTTCAATTCTATAGTTTTATCTACTATGTCATTCCATAAGGTATCATTTTTAGAGTTTTCTTCTTGCTCCTTATCTTTATCATTTAACCATTTTGCTTGAGCTTCTTTTAAATCTTCAATATTAGATATCATTTTATTTCTCCTTTGATTAAGTTTCGATCCATCAACCTAAAAACTGTATCATC